ATGCAATAACATCCAAATGGCAAGGAAGATTCAACTTAACTCTGCTTATGGTGCTATCGGCAATCAGTATTTCCGTTATTTTAAACTAGCAAATGCTGAAGCAATTACTCTTTCTGGACAGGTTTCTATTCGTTGGATTGAAGATAAGATTAATAAGTATCTGAATAAAGTTCTAAAGACACAGGATGTTGATTATGTCATTGCTTCTGATACCGATTCCATTTATCTTAATATGGGTCCTTTGGTTGAAACTATATTCAAGGGAAGAGAGAAAACTACTGAAAGCATTGTTTCGTTCCTTGATAAGGTCGCTAAGGTGGAACTTGAAAAGTATATTGAAAGTTGCTACCAAGAACTGGCAGACTATGTGAATGCTTATGACCAGAAGATGCAGATGAAGCGGGAGAATATTGCTGACCGTGGAATCTGGACTGCGAAGAAGCGTTATATTCTCAATGTCTGGGATAGTGAAGGTGTTCGTTATGAAGAACCTAAACTAAAGATGATGGGTATTGAGGCAGTTAAATCTTCCACTCCTGCACCTTGTCGTCAGATGATTAAGGATGGTCTGAAACTGATGATGAGCGGAACTGAAGAAGAGGTAATTGAGTTTATTGATAAGTGTCGTTCAGATTTCAAGAAACTTCCACCAGAGCAGATTGCTTTTCCACGAACTGCTTCTGATGTGCGTAAGTATCATTCATCTTCAACAATCTATGCTCAAAAGACTCCCATTCATATTCGTGGAGCACTTCTTTTCAATCATTATATTAGGGAGAAAAAACTTACTAATAAGTATTCACTTATTTCTAATGGAGAAAAAGTCAAGTTTATTTTTTTGAAGAAACCAAATATTATTCAAGAAAATGTAATAGCATTTATTCAAGACTTTCCTAAAGAACTTGGACTTGACAAATACATTGACTATGACTTACAATTTGAAAAGAGTTTTATTGACCCCCTTAAATCTATTCTCGATTCAATTGGGTGGAAAGTAGAGAAAACAACAAGTCTTGATTCATTTTTTATCTAATGAATTTACCGATTACTGAACGTGAATTTAAAAAAATTTTAGAATTGCTTAAAAGAACTGATGAAAAGCAGTTGTACAATAAATTGTGGACTTTTAATTTTAACAGGAACAAATGACCATGGACTTTCTTAAAGAAATTGTAAAAGAAGTTGGAGGTGAGTATACCAAACTCGCTTCTGATATTGATGAGACTGAGACTTATGTTGACACGGGTTCGTACATCTTTAATGCACTGGTTTCAGGTAGCATATTTGGCGGTGTATCTGGGAATAAGATTACTGCTATTGCTGGAGAGTCTTCTACTGGAAAAACTTTCTTCTCTCTCGCTGTGGTTAAGAATTTTCTTGATAATAACTCCGATGGTTATTGTCTCTACTTTGATACTGAAGCTGCCATTACTAAATCTCTATTAGAATCGCGTGGAATTGATACTAATCGTCTTGTGGTTGTAAATGTTGTTACTGTAGAAGAGTTTCGTGGTAAGGCACTCAAGGCAGTTGATATATACTTAAAAAAACCTGTAGAAGACCGCAAACCTTGTATGTTTGTGTTAGACTCTTTGGGTATGCTCTCAACCGAGAAAGAGATTACTGACGCACTGAATGATAAGCAAGTTCGTGATATGACTAAATCGCAACTTGTGAAAGGTGCTTTCCGTATGCTCACTCTTAAACTGGGTCAGGCAAACATCCCAATGATTGTAACCAATCATACCTACGATGTTATTGGTTCTTATGTTCCTACTAAAGAGATGGGTGGTGGTAGTGGTCTTAAGTATGCCGCTTCTACTATCATATATCTTGGTAAAAAGAAAGAAAAGGATGGAACAGAAGTTGTTGGAAACATTATCAAAGCAAAGACTGCTAAGTCGCGTTTGAGTAAGGAGAATCAAGAAGTTGAAGTCCGTCTATTTTACGATGAGCGTGGTCTTGACCGTTATTATGGTCTTCTGGAACTCGGGGAACTCGCTGGACTCTGGAAGAATGTTGCGGGACGTTATGAGATTAATGGTAAGAAAATTTATGGGAAGGAAATCCTGAAAAACCCAGATCAATATTTTACAGAAGAAGTAATGCAGCAACTTGATGCTGCCGCGAAACAGCAATTCTCTTATGGAACGAATTGAGACCACAATTCTCAGAAACCTAATATTTAATGAAGACTACTCACGCAAAGTTATTCCTTTCATACAACCAGATTATTTTGAGAAAAAGACCGAAAAGGTCATTTTTGAAGAGATTGTCCAATTTATTGTTAAGTATGGTTCGGCAATCACCATTGAAGCACTCAGCATTGAAATAGAAAATCGCACAGATTTAACAGAGGAGCAAATAAAAGAAGTCAGAGAAATTAATAAATCTCTAAATGATGCTCTTGTAGAAAAACAATGGTTACTCGATACTACTGAAAAGTGGTGTCGTGACCGTGCAATTTATCTAGCACTTATGGAGTCAATTCATATTGCTGATGGTAATAATGAAAAAAAGAATCGGGATGCTATTCCCAGTATTCTTTCTGATGCATTAGCAGTATCTTTTGACAATAATATTGGACACGACTACTTACAAAATTATGAGGAACGATATGAGTTTTATCACCGAAAAGAAGACAAAATCGAATTTGATCTTGAATACTTTAACAAAATTACCAAAGGTGGGATCCCTAACAAAACTCTTAATATCGCTCTTGCTGGTACGGGTGTCGGGAAATCTCTATTCATGTGCCATGTGGCTAGCTCCGTCTTGCTCCAAGGACGGAACGTTTTGTACATTACGATGGAAATGGCAGAAGAACGCATTGCTGAAAGAATTGACGCAAACTTATTGAATGTGCCAATTCAGCAACTGGTAGACCTTCCTCGCCAGATGTTTGAAAATAAGGTCACAAGTCTTTCCAAGAAAACTCAAGGAACCCTTATAATTAAGGAATATCCAACTGCATCTGCACATAGTGGACATTTTAAAGCACTTCTTAACGAACTTGCACTTAAGAAGTCATTTAGACCTGATATTATTTTCATTGATTACCTTAATATATGTGCTTCCAGTAGGTATAAATCAAACCTTTCTGTCAATTCATATTCGTATATCAAAGCAATTGCTGAGGAATTGCGTGGACTCGCCGTCGAGTTTAATGTCCCAATTGTCTCCGCTACTCAGACCACTCGTTCAGGTTTTGGTTCTTCTGATGTTGAACTTACTGATACTAGTGAGTCCTTTGGTCTGCCTGCTACTGCTGATCTTATGTTTGCCCTTATTAGTACAGAAGAGCTTGAGCAGTTGGGACAGATTATGGTGAAGCAGTTGAAGAACCGATACAATGACCCTACAATTTACAAACGTTTTATTGTAGGAATTGACCGTGCTAAAATGCGTCTTTATGATTGCGAACAAACAGCACAAAAAGATATACTTGACTCTGGAAACGAAGACGAGTATAATGATTACGAAGACAAAAAACCTAAAAAATCATTTGAGGGATTTAAATTTTAATGGAAACCAAACACGTTAATTTTGACAAGTATGCTGAATTTGTGGATGTAGTCACATCTGATGCATCTAAAGATTTTCTTGCACTTTCTGACCGTCTTGTTGCTCTGGACGAAAAGGGTGCAAATATTGAGCGACTTCTAACTGGTGCTGTTGGTATCAATGCGGAAGGTGGTGAGTTTATGGAAATTGTCAAGAAGATGATCTTTCAGGGCAAACCTTATAGTGAAGACAACCGTGAGCATCTGATTATTGAACTGGGGGATATTATGTGGTATGTTGCTCAAGCGTGTATTGCACTTGATGTCACTCTTGACGAAGTTGTTGCTCGTAATGTTCAAAAACTTTTGAAGCGTTATCCTGAAGGTGCTTTTGACTCATACTTTTCAGAAAACCGTGCTGCTGACGATCGATGACTAAAGAAAAACAAGTAACACTTAAAATGGATGCCAGGTGCGCCGCTGCAATTCGTCAGGTCCTATTCGATGCTCAGAAGGGATACACTTATGATGAATTGAGTGTTCCTCCTCGTATTACTGATATTCGTGGAGTGATTAAAGATATTGACGATAACATTGGTGCTGTTCTTGGTGTCTAATAAATATTTAAAAAAATGTCTTTGATCGGCAAAAGAAAAGGAAGACCGACTACAAGAATGCAGTTTGACGCTCTTCTTAAAAGATTTTTAGTCTTTCTTAAAAGAGAACTTCATTTGACATATGACATTCCATATGTTTTAATAGATGATTCTGATTTTGCTAAAGATCATATGGCATTTGGGATGATGAAAAAAAACGTGCTTTATATTAGTATTGTCAATCGTCATCCCATTGACATTTTGAGAACGGTATCTCATGAGTTTATACACTATAAGCAAATCGTGGATGGTAAAAAAATTACATCACATCCAGGAAGTCCTGCCGAAAACGAAGCAAATGCTAAGGCAGGTGAAATTATGAGGAAGTATGGGAGACTTCATCCAGAACTATTTGATCTTATGCCCATACGTTAATCTATTTTTGCCCGTGTACTCCAATGGTAGAGAGGGTGGACTTAGAATCCATACAGTGGAAGTTCGAATCTTCTCACGGGCACTTCTAAATAAAAATAAAATAAAAAAGATCTATGACGGATTCGGAGATATTATTGGCTTTAAATTCTGTGTTGTCCGGATATGAAACTAAAGTTGTTAAAACTGGACCAAAGGTAGATAAGATTAGAATAATATCATCACAAAGAGCAGAAGATCAGGATAATATATCTAAACAATTGAAGGCAAGAAGAATTAATTTTAAAAATGAAATTGATAAAAGTGAATCATCATTTCCAGTAACTAAAATTGTTTTACCGAAATCTGCATCGATAATTAAGTTAATTTATAAAAAATCTGGAGGTGGGGGATCTGGGGCAGGTGCTGCTCTTACAAAATTATCCGAATCTGCACAAGCATTATATGCGGCAGTTGTATTTAATGTTTTGAAAAGGGAAATGAGTATTATAGATGTTACAAAAGATAATTTTGTAAAGGCATCATCTACAGCATTAATTGATTCTTCTCTCCAAAGTATAATTAATGATCTTCCTGATGATTGGATAAATTCATCTATTTTGGGTGCAAATGCTTTATACCGAACCTTTAGGGGTAAAGGAACTTTTACGTTTCACCGAGGTTCTAGTGAAGTTTCACTAATTGAGTCAGTTTTTAGTAGAATTAATAAAGATGAAAAGGCATTTGGAAATTTAAATAAATGGAGTCCAGCAGATATTTACCTGATCAGTAATAATGCTAATTTGGGGGAATTAAGTCAAGAGAGATCTTTAAGATCATTAAATGCTAAAATGTATGACTTTATCCAAAATAATAAAGTCATTGGTGTATCTCTTAAAAAAATGTATGGTAGTGGAAAAATATCAAAGAAAAATTTTCCAGCAGATACGAAAGTAAATAAGGCAAAATTTTATGGAACAACTAGTAATGTAGATTCTATGGATGGATATATCCAATGGGGATCTCTTAATAATGAAAAAATTCAATTTAGAAGTTTTGGTGGCGAAACATCTTTGACAGGTTGGCAGGGAGAAATTAAAGGTGCATCTGCTAATCAAGGAAAAATTTCTTTAGGTCCAATAAATTTTATTTTAAGAAGATATGGATTATCGGAAATTCCATCTTCTACGGAATCAGCTTCTCTTGCTACAAAAAATACAATAGAGCATTGTATGAATATATCTCAATTAATGGCACAAAATGGTATAATTAAACCACAACAAATTGAAGATATTGCAGATGCCATACAAAAAAAATCAAATAAGTATAGGTATTCGAAATATCTTGTTATGAAGTTATTTCAAATAATAAATTCAATATCTGGTGAAACCAGAGATAATGTGGTGCAAGATTTTTATCTTTATGCTAGCTCTCAAGCAACTTATTCTGCTCCATATTATAAATTAGAATGATTGATAAATACATATTATAAAGATATCTGATACATAATTCAAAGTAAATAATGAAAAGTTTTTTCCAATTTATATCAGAAGCATCTGCCTCACAACAAGCACAACGTCTTGGTCTTGTTGGAGACGGGCACGGAGGATGGTATGACCGTCAAGGTGAGTTTGTCGCAAAAACAGAGGGTGGAAAACTCAAGTTTTATAATAAGCGTCAAAGAGTTGGGGCAAAAGATCCAAAACAAACAGAAAAGGAAAAAACAATCGCTTCTCCCGGATATAAAGATCCAGCAACTACTCAACAAACCGCTCAACAACAGGTGCCTGCAGAGCAACCACCTGCACCAGAGCAACAAGCAGCAGCACAGGAGCAACCACCGGCACGATATCTTCCAGTTCCAAAAACTAAAGGCACTTTGACAATTGCATTTGGACGTTTTAATCCTCCCACAATTGGACATCAACAATTAATGGATGTTGCAGCACAATCTGCGGCGCAGGAAGATGGTGGTGAATATTTAATTTTCCCATCAAGAAGTCAGGATAAGAAAAAGAATCCTCTTGATCCTGATACAAAGATTGCTTATATGCAAAAGTTTTATCCACAGCACGCTGGAAATATTGTAAATGATGCCAATACAAAGACAATTTTTGATGTCTTAAAAATGGCGCATAATAATGGATATGCTGGGGTAAGAATTATTGGTGGTGCTGATAGAGTTAAGGAATTTGAAAAACTTTCTAACCAGTATAATGGGCAACTTTATAACTTTGATAATATTGAAGTAGTTTCTGCTGGAGACAGAGATCCTGATGCAAAGGGTGTTGAAGGAATGTCTGCATCAAGAATGAGACTTGCTGCAGCAGAAGGAGATTTTAAAACTTTCCGTTCAGGTCTTCCCCCAGAAGTCAAACCAGCAGAAGCAAAGGAATTATTTAATATTCTTCGTGGTGCGATGAATGTGAAGGAAGGTTGGGATATTTGGGAAATTGCACCTAAACTTGATTTTCAATCTCTTCGTGAAAATTATATTACAGAATCTATTTTCAAAATTGGCGAAGTAGTTGAAAATTTGAATACTGGATTAATGGGACGTATTATTCGCAGAGGCACTAATTATTTGATTTGTGTCACCGAATCTGGTCAAATGTTCAAATCTTGGATTAAAGACTTACGTGAATATACGGAAGTTAAAATGGATAAAGAATATCGCCAACCAGGAAAACCAAATACTTTAGTTGGAACCTTGGGATATTTTAAGTATGCTGCAAAGCAAACACCAGGTGCAATTGGCACGGGAAAGGAAAATCTTCAACAAGGTGGAAGAGCATACGGTCTTAATTTCATAAATAAGTATAGAAAAAATAAGAAGTAAAGTTTCCTCATGAAAAAACATATTGCTGAAGAGCTTCCAGCAAGAAAACACTCGCCAGTTGAGGCACCTTCATCTGAAAAGGGTGGTGAAGAAGGGAAAAAAGATGGTGGAAAATCTCCAGAAAAAAGAGCAAAGCAAGCAATTTACGATATTCGTTATAGAGCTAGGAGAGAAGAACTTCCTCTTCGCCAAGCATACACTCAATATATGCAAAACAGTAGTATGAGTCAGCAAGAAAAAACGATAGTAAAGCAAAAACTTTTTGGTAAAGGTGGTATGCAAGCAGAAGATTTTAACATTGAGGATTTAGCTTCTTCTAGCGTAGCAAACGCACTCTTTAAAGTATTTGTTGAAGGGGTTCAAGAGGAGCAAGAACCAATTCGTTTAACTTATATGGAGAAGTTAGAAACTTCGGAGCATAAAAAATATAAAGTTAGAGTTACTGGAAAGGACGGTCGTTCATATGTTAGATATGCAGATCGTCAAAAGATTAGTGAACTTCGTGCAAATTCAAATATTGAATCAGTTGAAATGACTGGTTATGGCGAACCTTATGAAGGTGAAAAGAAGAAGGGTGAGCAAACTGCAAGAGCAAAAGCAGGAAAAGATTATGATGGAGATGGTAAAGTAGAAAGTGGTGCTAAAGAATATCGTGGTGCAGTTCACAACGCTATTCAGCGTAAAAAAGGTGGAACCCCAGACGGTCAAGATACTTCGAGTGTAAAGGAAGAATACATTGGCGAAGTTAATGATGAATCATCCAATCCTGATGCAAATGCAAAAAAGATTGATGTGATGAAAGGAAAAAATACAGTAAAGGTCAATCCTGAAGCGCCAGGATCAAACAGTGGAAAATCTAATTATGGTATGCAACTAGCACATTATGATATTAAAGGATCTTTTGTTGTTGAAAAAGCAGTAAGCAAAGCACAACAAAAGTTTATGGGAATGGTTTACGCTGCAAAGAAAGGTGAAATGCCAGCATCTCCAGAGGTTGCAAAGGCAGCTTCTGGAATGAGTAAAAAGGAAGCTAAAAAGTTTGCTAAAACTTCTCATAAAGGACTTCCTGAAAAGAAAACTTCTATGAAGGAAGAAACTGTTACTCAAGCAGACAATAAAGCAAAAAAGGAAATGGAAGAAAAGGATCCTAGATCCCTTCCAACCGCAGTTAATCTTGCCAAAAATTATGCAAGAGCGATGGGTGCTAAAAATCCTATTGTGATGGTTTCAACAGAAGAAACTGAAATTCTTGATGAAAGAAGACGTGAAGAAAAAGGAACTCAAAGAAAACCACGTGATCGTGCTATAGAAATGCTAAGAAAAATGCCAAGCACTCGTCAAGGTCTTATGACTAGAAGTGGAAAAACGGTTGCTCAACATGAAGGTGAAAGGGGAGTCAAAAAGACTCCTGGTGCTCCCACACCAAAAGGTCAAACTACAGCAGATAGACTTGCAAAGAAAAAAGTACAACAATCTGCTGCAGAAAGAAGGGCACAAGATATGTACAAACCAAGAGCTGGTGAATCTGACTGATTCCTAAATATATCAGGATACTCTTCACACGGAGGACATTATGACAGTCGCAGCTATCTGGGCTTGGGTTGCAGCAAATGAAGGTCTAATTGCAACTATTTTGTTTCTGATTTCAGAAGCAGTTGGTGCTAATCCAAAAGTTAAAGCAAATGGAATTCTTTCATTTATTCTTATTCAAGCACAAGAGCACCTCAAAAAGAAAGGTGCAAAAGATTTAACTCCTTGAGAGTTAACAAAATAAAAATAAAGGAGATCTTTTTATAAGGTCTCCTTTTTTTATAAATATTACTAGAAAAGAAATTTATTAGGTAAAGCATATGTCTCTTTGGGGCAATAAAGATTCTTTTAGCACGGGTCTTACAGGAACTATAACAATCAATCTTGCTACTGAAGTAGTAACTGGAAGTGGTACAACTTTCGTAACTGCTGGAATTTCAGCTGGCGATATTTTGGTTGTTGGCGCCGGAGCTACTTATGGTCAGGCAGTAATTACTGGAGTAACTTCTGCTACGCAACTTTCTATTGGTTCAACCCAGTTCTTAATTCCTCTTAATGGTTCAATTGCTGGCGTTGCTTACACAGTAAATCAAAAACCAAAGTACACTCTTGAAGATGGGCAGTACTTTGCTCCTGATGTAAAGAGTGGTAGATTCTCTGCAGTATTTGGTGTAGGTACTACTGAAGCAACAGTTGCTGCCGGAAGAACTGTCGGTGGTAAAAATGCTGCTTATGCAGTTGCTCACGCTGGATGGGTTGGTGTTACAACTTATGTTGACAATCATGGCAACTTCAGAGTTAAGAGTGAAGTATTAGTTGCTGGTAGTAGCATTACTGGTGACGCTGACGATGATTCAAGATTTCCAGATAGCTGATAATATGGTATGAGATTTGATGAATTGAATGAAGACAATTATTTGTTATTTGCTATAAAATTTTATGACAATCCTCAAGCACTTACGATGGAGGATTTTCAATCTGACTTG